ATGGCTATCAATTTGTTGACGGATAGAAAGGTTGCTAACGCAAAATCAAAAGAGCGAGAGTACCTACTACACGACGGTAATGGACTTTACCTTCGTGTAAGACCTACAGGTTCTAAATCGTGGACTGTCAAGGTTGGTAACACGAAAAAATCAATCGGTCGATACCCTGCTATGAGTTTAGCACAAGCTAGATCGGTTTTTGAAAAAATGGTATCTGTTGGTTCGGATAAAACGATGACCGTTGACGGTTTGTTTCATCGTTGGTATGAAGATTACGCCTTACCCAATCGCTCCGATCTTGCAACAATACGTTCTAACTATAAATCCACTTTAATGAATGAAGTAGGACACATACCTCTTGAGCAATTAACAAGAAAGGACTTGATGGCGGCGTTCGACAAGAAAATACTAAGCGGAACGCCTCAAGCGGCGGCTGCATCATTCACTCTATTCGGTCAAATATTAAAGTGGGGTTATACACGAGAATTCATTACCCATCTACCTCTTTATGGATTAACACTTAAGGATTTAGGCGTAAAACGGAGTGAAGGTGAGCGGTTTCTGTCGCCTAATGAAGTACCTGTAGTCATTCAATCGATGATTATGGCTGTAAATGCACGCAAACATTGGACAACTCACGCTGTAGCTTGCTTATTTGCCTTGGCTACGGGGGCAAGAACGATTGAAGTGGTTAAAGCAAGAAAAGAGGATATTGATCTGGAGTCAGGGACTTGGAAAATTCAAGGCTCAATATCAAAGAACGGATTAGAGCATATCGTTCACTTGAATGCTCTCTCAAGACACTTGCTAAAAGGTATTCAACATGTAACTTCGGCTGGTGGATACCTGTTTTATAATAGAAACAAAAAAGATCCTAATAGCTTACACTTGGATAGTCCGGGGTTGTTGCGTTTTATCAAGCGTTTGTTCTCTGAGCATTTACTGCCTGAAGGGTTTGAACGCTTTACAGCTCACGACTTACGAAGAACGGTGGGTACGTTGATGGGCGAGCTTGGGATTGAAGGTGAAGTTATTGATTTGTGCTTGAACCACAGAGAGAAAAATAAAGTAAAGCGTACGTACCAAAAGCAATTAAGGCTTGACGATAGACGACAAGCCTTTGAACGTTACGGGGATTACATTGTTAGTCTCCTTGGTAACTTAGACTCTCTACCCACACTTGAATCTCTGAGATATCCCACAACGAACGTCGACCAACACGTTTAGGTTGGGGAAATTCTCCTTTCTTTATCAAGTCGTAAATAGTCGTCTTGCCAAGCTTGACAATCTTTTGTAAATCCTTGATATCAGCTAATAAAGGTTGAGTTGTCAATGCTTCTCCTTTAATTACTCTTATTCAAGCGTTAAAGATCATTGTTGAGTAACTCTCGTTCAACAATGCGTCTAAATTGCAAGAAGTTTTTAAAGTTGGTAGGAAGGTAGTTTCTAGTGTCAGAAAAAACAGCAGATCGGCAAGGGTGTTCCAGTGCGCTTGCGTGGATAGGGTTACTTCCTGCAAGTTTTTCAAATAACTCCAAGTCTTTTTCTACGCTTGCGCTTGTACCATCAAAATTGTTATAGGAGACTCTTGCGCAACGTGCGGAACTTAACTTGCAAAGTGTTTCAGGATCCTCGATAAATCTCTCTCGCTCCTCCTGAGTTACATAAGGCAAATGCCACTCTCCATGCAACAACAATTTTGGCTTAGAAGCGTTCAAAGCCTCTTTAATAGCTTTAGCTAATAACTGAATCTCATATTGCGCATCTTCGTGATCTCTTAAGTGGAAAAAGTTACCCCACTCCGTGGACGTAACAAGCACTTTGATGTGTTGATAGGGTTCAGTTAAGCGATTAGCCCATTGTTTGTGTACGCCAAGCTTTGCCATTTCTCTTGATTGCTTGACTGCAAACGCCATTGCCTCCTTCCACACAGCGGTTGCTTTGGCTTGTGTTTTATCATCAAGGGGTTCGTCTGGTTGCATACCTGACTTATTTTTACCCCAAACCTCGGGGATAACAGGATTCTCCTCAACTTTAGAAATCATGCGCTCCACAGGAATAGCTCTTGAGCTTGACGCATTTCTTGAAAATACTCGGTGGGTTAAAAATTGTTCATGTAAAAAACGAGGATAAGTAAGCTCTAATGTGGTTACCCTTGTACCTTCGTAAGCGTGCTTTGAATCTTCAATTACTTTTGCCTTGATTAGCATATTTATTCCTTGGTTTAAATGGTTTAATCGTTATTAATATAGGATTTTCACTTTTTGTTGAAAATTTAAACGACTTAATATTTCCAGTAATTATCAAGTCGTTGATGACAACGGGTGAAACATTCACTTGATGAGTGTTAGTGCGATCCTCACGCTCAACAGTGACGGAGAATGTCGTAGGCGAACTAGATTCAGATAAAATAACAAATGAATTATAATCTGTCAATTTAACTTCGTAAAAAAGTTCGCTGTTGTTTGTTAAGTTTCCTTTCAGGTAAGTGGTCATACGTTTTGTTATTGTTATTGAAGAAATAAAACTAAATTATAACCTGCACTTCCTTTGGATTCAAAGGATTATAACCATAAACCCTTACCTTAGCCTCCTTGCAAAGTTGCTTTGAAATTTCCCATTCATGACGCCAAACGTCACCCATTTTTACGTTAGGGGCAAGTATCCTACGTATACCTGCTTGAATCAAAATCTTGGTGCAAGTTGAACACGGAAACAAAGATGTCAAAAGCAAGGTACAACCGTTTATGGAAACACCCGTTCGTGCAGCTTGAGCCACCACGTTCATTTCCGCATGAGAGATTCGCTTGTACTTTGTTTCTCTATCCTCATAGTATGCCTCGTTATCATCAACCCCTCTTGGAAACCCGTTATAGCCTACAGATCGAACATTAAAATCATCATCAAGGGCGATTGCACCTACCTTTGTGCTTGGGTCTTTTGATTGTTCAGCTAAACCTTCGGCGGTAGGTATAAATTTAAGAAATTTTCTAACTTTGTTTAATTCTCTGGTTTCAGTTGCCATTTCCATCCCCCTTCTTACTTCTACTTGCCAATTTTTCTGGGTGGGAGTTGAAGAAATTTTTGTTTCTCTCTTCATATCTATCTAAGCTTTCCTTTCTCCACTTTCTACGATAGAAAGTAACGATAGGTACACTAATTGGCAATAAAACAATAAGACCGAGACAAAGGATTAAAGCACAAAAGATTTGTACTATTTTAAAAAAGGATTCCACAAGGTCGTCAGCCATTTCATGTGCGTTCTCTGGTAAAAATGTAAACAAGTCCTTGGTTACAAGTAAGCTTTCTTTAAAAAAGGTTCGATTGGATAGCTCAACATACTTTGAATATTCATTTGGTTCAGTAATTTTATTTTTATCTTCCATCTTGGTGTTCCCTAATTATTTAACCTTTGTCGATTAAACTCACGTTTAATCTTGGTTGTCATTAAAAAATCCACCCCTTTTTCTGGGGGTAAATGATTAAGCATCATCTTGATGGCTTTGGTTACTTTTGTTGCTCGGTTAAGCGTATCTAAAGTCAACCCTCCTTCAACTCCTAGACCTTGCCTTAATTCCGTTAGAGCGGAAATATCAAGTAGGTCGCCTGATGTATGTTTGACCAAGTCTTCGATCACATGAATGTAAGCTTTTGCAGGGATTACATCACCATCGGCACTCACAATAACGACTTCGTCATCTTGCGTATCAAACTCACTAAAGTGCGTCAAGTTAAACAAAAGCTTTTCAAGCGGTTCTAAAATCACTGAACCTGCGACCAACATGTTTCCTCTAACGTGTTTTGGTTTATATGTTTTATTCCTTCTTTTAGGTTTTCTTGCCATGCATAAGCTCCTTGTCTTTCGTTACTGCAACCATCAACTCAAACGACTCCTCTGACGTTAACTTCCAGTAATGTTGTATGCGTTTTAGGTTGCAAGTGGCTGGAATTTGGACTCCCTCTTCGTATTTCTCTAGGGTTACCCACGAGAGGTTGGCAATGTTTGCCGCTTCTCTAACACTCCAACCCCTTGCAACCCTCAATTCAATTAGCGTCTCTGCGGTAACCATCAAATCTCAATTAAATTACTAGCTAAGGTTTCGCTTAAATCCTCGTGCGTAATCAGCAATATTTGAGGAAAATCCAATGATGAAATAAACCCCATCATGGACGCTGTACGATCAATGTCCATGGCGGCGGCTGGTTCATCTAAAATCAAGAAAGGACAATTAGGTATAAACAACTTGATTAAGCTACAGCGAATGGCTAAACCAAGTAAATCCAACGTTGAACCTGAAAGTCCATCAACCGATTCCCCATTAACCAAAAACCCTTCCTTAGATTTAGTTACCGTTGACTTTACACCTCGCACCTTACTAAACATAGTCGACACACTTGACAACACCAAATTCCAAAGTTGATTGGCAACCATCGGGCGTGCTTCACGAACCTTTTTAAGTAAGGCATTGTTAAAGGCAAGGTCGTTAACTTCTTTTTCAAAACTATCAACTTGACGCTGTAACTCAAGGGTTCGAGCTTTGAACGCCTCTTGTTCACTCTTGATAACTGAAATAATCTCCTTATTTGTCGTAATTGTGTGCTCCAACGTCGCTTTCTCCATGTCCACCGCAAGGTAGTCGTACTCTACATCTTCAAAGGCTTTCTTCAACGCTTCGCCTGTATCTACAAATGAGCTATCAGCTAAGGTTTTGGTTGCTTTAGCTAAAGCTTGCTCCAAAGGTAATGCTGTTTCTGTTAAAACCTCTAGCCGAGTTTTAGCTTCTTCTACCAATTTCACTTGACGCTCAATCTCTTTTACTTGCGCTTTGATTTCGTCTACATTTTCGTTGGCATTTGGTACTTCCCCTTTCCATTTAACTTCGTAGGGGACGACACTATAATTAACGTCAACGTAACTGCTATCCGTACGTAAATAAAGCTCCACAGGTTGATTGGATTTCTTAATATCTTGAAGGTTTTTAAGCTCCAAACGAGCTTCCTCAAGCGATTTCTCAAGTGTTGATAGGTTGTTTGATTCATCTTCTACTTCTGATTCAAACTTTTTGTTATTAGCAAGTACTTCCTCCACATTCTTAATAGGTTGTCCACAATGACTGCAAGTTGTGTCCTTGATGATTCTCCGTTTTAATTCGTTAATTTGACTTACTTTTTTAGTAATTAGGTTGTCAATATCTTTAACTTTCAATTGGCTCTTTTCAATCGCCGCCTCTAAAGCGTCCATTGAGCCTTGGAGGGTTGTTGGTCGTTTGTCAAAAGACTCTGAAAAGTTAGTGAATTTAACGTAGGCTAAGTATCGAACTTTAGCTTCATCGGCTTTTTGAATACGTTCTTTCAAGTAATCAAGGTTGGACGTGTCAACGTCAACAATGCAAGAGCGAGCTTGATCAATGGCAAGTAATCGATTATTGTATGCTTCGGTTGCTGATTCCACCGCTTCTTTGGCATTCGTATATTGCACTTTTCTTTCTTCATATAACTCTAAGTCAAGTTGTGCTTTATCGTATTTCAGCTTTAATTCGCCAAGGTTGGCACTCACACCCGTTAGCTTTCCTTCCGCTTCACTTACTTGACTCATAGCACTCTTGAGTTGGTCGTCCTTGTTTTCTTGTGAGGAAAGCAACGCTTCTAGGTTAGCCTTGGACTCCTCTAAACGGGATTTAGCAATAACGTTTGAACCTAATACAAGTTTTTGACTCATTGCTTCTAACAAATCTTCAAAGAACGAGAAATCAGAAAGTTCTTCGACCATTTCAGCGGTTGCTTTAGGTCCTGCTTCCAGCGTTCCTCGCATATTCCCTTGATTTGCAAACATCAACTTACGTGCAGTTACAGCGTCCGCTCCAATCAACTTAGCGGCGTAATCTGATACTTCGGTTTGCCCCGTAATAAAAGGAACGTTGTCATCGCCTTTGTAAATTTCCGCCCCACTCTTACTACGAACAAACTTAAACAGTAAATCTTGAATCCGTAAACAAACCTCAACCTTCAACGTAGTTGTAGGCTTTCCCCAAGTAACCACATCATCAAATCGTCCACGTAAACTTTTTGAACCATATAAAGCATAAAGCAAAGCTTCACCTACCGTGCTTTTACCTTTTTCGTTGGAGCCTCGGATAACATTTAACGATGGAGTAAATGCAATTTCTGTGTTTTCATGCTTACGGAAATGTGTCATTGAGATTTTAGTTATCATCTCCCATTACCTCCTTTAATACCGCCTGTTCTTCCTCTGTAAATAACTTCAAAAACTCACCTTTAACATCAAACGCCTTGATACTCTCTAAAGAAATATCAAGCGTATCTTCTTCATTCTGAGTTAAACCCTCAACTTTCACTGCATTGGTAACAATAAATGCGTTGGATTTGTTTCTGAACTTAGCAATTCGTGAAAACACATCTTCCACTTCAGCCTGAGAAACTTGCCCCTCCACACGTATAAACTTTTCTTGACCAACCTTGTCAAGCTCTTGCCAATCCACGCTAATAAAGTTTCCCTTGTTATCCCATGTCTCAATACGAGAAATCGTGTTGTCTGGGTGAATTACATGAGCATATTTCTTACCGTCCTTTTGAGCATACCCACTTGATAAACAATCAGAAATTGAGCTTGGCGTTTGATTTCCAAGTACGAGCAAGTCGGCGGTTACGTCAAAGTTTGGGTTTGTGATAAACGTTCCATTTCGTAACATCAAGCTTCGAGATAAATGCTCATGAGAACCTAGGACTTGATAGCCATGGTCGATAAGTGCGGCCAATTGTTCTTCGTCTATGGTCAAACTGTGGTCGGAATGAGCACTAAAAGGGTTCAAGTAATTAACATGAAGCAACAACTTAGACCCCTTGGTAATAGGTTCTTCAAGGGCTTTTTCAAGTTCTGCATTGAATAAAAACTGGTTAAAGCAATGGGGGATTACATACACGCCATCACGAACCTTGGTAAATTTTGATTCAAACGTAATAACGTTATCAGGGTAAATGAACTTCAAGACGTTAGCTAACAAGTCAAAACTTGATAACTTGTCCCCTTTTGCCGACTTATCGTGATTACCAAAACAAAGGTACAACAGATTGCCTGATTCTTTAATCCACTTAATAAATAAATTCAACGTGGCTTCAACCGTGAAGTTTTCTTCAGTAAACTTATCAAATAAATCACCGTTAATAAAAACATCTTTGTCTGTATTCTCGTTTAATATTCGTTCCAATTCATCAAGTAAGAACATATAGAGTTCAGCAGCGGAACTAGGCGTTACCCCTGCCGTTCGTGATGTTCCCACATGACAATCGGAAATAACTAACATAGATTTCATCTCTTATCTCCGTTTTCGGTTTAAGTTATGGACTTAAAAATCCTCAATGAAGGTATTCCTCTTCAGGTAATTCACTTAGGTCGTTACACCCTATCATCACCTCTAACGCCTTGATATCAAGGTAGTGTTGTTTGTTCATTTGTCTGATTTGTAGGGAGTTGTATGAGCACTCGTCTTTTAAAATAATTAACTCAAGTTCAACACTAAAAAGCTCCTCTTTTAACTTTCTTAAAGAGAGTAAACTCCAAATGAGCATTAAAAGTAAAAAGACAATTGCTACAAGTTGAGAAACAACAATTAAATCATTCATTTGTTCACCTTTAAAGCAAGGGTTGCCCCTTGCTGTTTGTTATCTTATTTGTCCTTAACAATCTCAATGTCAGAAACCTTGCTAAACGTAGGCATCTCCCTGAGATCCCAAGAACCCCGTTCGATTAAAGGTAGCTTAGCTGCGTCTAAGCATCTCCACACATTGGCGGTGGAATGGTAAACGAGGATTAAGCACGTGCCACCTGCTAAAACTCGCTTCTTCAATCTTGCAAGTTGGGGGAGTTTGTCTTTGGCAAGTCGATAATCATGTTGGGTTTCTTTTACCTCAATCACGCCATGTCGCCCCGGATAAAACCAAGCAAAATCCCCTACCATAGATTTAAACCTTCCCATCGCCGATCGAGCATCAGGCAACCTTTCATAGTCAAATTCAGCTACCCTTTCGCTTAAACTTTGAAGATAGTTATGAACCATCTTCTCAGCTCGCTTACCTCTGTCTTGTCTTCTAACGGTCATTAGTAACCTCTCTTTTCAATAATGGTTTCCTTGTGCTTGTTAAATACAGCTTCATCAACATACTCTCCGACTTCATATTGATCGGCAAAATTAGGTCCAAACGAAACTTCCGCTACAACTGGGACTATCTTCCAAAACGGTTGAACCATGCTTTCGTGCATCACCTTGGTAAATTCAAGTGCGTCTTCCTGACTCACTGAACACACTAATTCATCGTGAATGGGTGCGATAAATTGAGCATCAAACTTAAACAACGCCCCTGAATCCCACAGGTTTGCCATCGCAAGTTTGGTTTGGAGTGCGCATGAACTTTGAATGTGGAAGTTTGACGCTTGACGTCTTGCTCTTTCTCGTTCCCAAGAATTGTCGGATAGCACCGCTTCTTGCAAGTGTCTTCTGCCACCATATTCCAACTCAACATAACCGTTAACCGAAGCAATAAATTCGACTTCATCCTTCCATTCTTCATATCTAGGGAAAGTTTTGTGCTTGGCATCTAAAAACGTCTTTGCATCTGAGATTGAACACAAAAGACTCTTAGACAATCCTTGCTCAGTGCCTCCGTAGGCGGATAGGAAGTTAACGACTTTCGCTTGGTTTCTAAGCTTTGAAGCCTCTCCTCGTTCCTCTTTGTCCTCGGACTTACGTAACGCCATAAACAAAAAGTAAGGATCGTTGATACCATGCTTAGCCTCCAATTGGTCGACTCGTTCATCGCCCCATAACTTTCGCATGAGCGAGGCGGCGGTCATGGAGTGAATATCTCGCTTGTTGTCGCCAATATAACAAGCTAAGAAGTTCCCATCTCTTGACAACTCCGCTTGAGCCCTTAACTCCTGTGCGTTATAGTCAATGGATACAATAAACCCGTTCTTTCTGTGAGGTACAAAAACCTCACGGAAAGAACCTTGCTTAGGCAACTGCTGTAAGTTAGGGTTTGAGCTTGTGGTTCTTCGTGTTACCGTACTAGACAACCTAACGTTGGCGTGTAACTTGCCCGTCTTCCAGTGAGAAATATTTTTGTACTTGGTATAGAACATGTTAAAACGTGTACCAATCTCCTTTAACTCCACAAAAGCATTTAAAAACTCTCTTGTTTCATCGTCCAAATCCTCTAATAAAGCAAAGGAAATCGCCGTGTCATCTGTACTTGCCTTGGCTTTTAACAGCTCTCGCTCTCGGCTGGTTAACGCTGTTGCTTTACTAGAACCCATTTCTATTTCGTTAAAACGAGATACCGCCGATGCAAGCTCTGGTTGATTTGCTCTTTGCAAGGGGGTTAAAGGATTGATTACCCTGATTGGAAGGTCTAGCTCGTTATAAAGTAGATTGCTCACTTGTTTTGGAGAACGAATATCAAAGTTAGGTCGACCATCAAACCGTGATTTAATGATTTCATTGATACTGCTAATATCACCTCTCAAACAAAAAGTGGCAAACTCTTGACACAATAAATCAAAGTCTTCTTTAGAACCACTGAAATCCTCTGGAACATCAAGCCCTGCTTCCACTAAAGCGATAATCTTGGAAGGTGTTCTAACCATTGTTTTTAAGGGAACACCTACCATGTGCAAGAATATTTCTTTTAACTTTTTAGCTTCATCAAGATCTTCCGCTTTAAATAAAGGGCAAACAGTACCTTCCCAACCCAACTTGATTAAGTAATCGTCAATGATTTTCTGCAACTCTTTTGAACGTTCTTCGTCTTGCTTTTGAAGTTGAGCCATTCTAGGTAAATCAAGGTTTGCCCCTTGAACAAATGCCAAAGCAGTTACATAAGCAGGTTTCACCTCGAACTTCAAGTAAGTGTCCCAACTGTGTTCAGTTTCACAGATTATCTTAAAGAAGTCGTAAAGCGAGGAAGTCATGATGGTGTCATCAGCACCGTAACTTAAAACGTCAACGGCGGTTAACTCATTCATTCGTCTACCCTGCGTTACCGTAGCATAATCCACTTGATCATAGTCAAAGTAACGCTTGGACAATCCCTTTAAACCTGTTGATTTGTTTTCATCAACGTAATTAGCAAGTACGGAAGTATCATGGACACTTGGCAAGAACCCATGCCAACCGTTGTCAGATAATTTATCTCCCCACGTGTTATAAAGTACAGGTTGCTCAAATCCTGAGTTATGAACAACAATCGGCATACCTTCAGGAATCAGCTTAATAAACTCAAGAACTTGATCGGAGCTTAAATTACTAATTCCATCTTGCTCTTTGTGGTCTACGGTAAAGTAATAGGTATGACGTTGATTAAAACCAAACGTCATTGATAACCCAGTTAATTTCGATCCCATCACGTCAACGCCAAGCTTGCTCTCATCGTCAGTGTCTTTCACATCTTTTAACCAATCAATCGATTCATCTGGTACAGATGTTTCAATATCTAGAGCTACATGACGACCTTGAGAAATATACTTCTCAAAGGCTTTTAATGCGGAGTCTACATTACCTTGATGAATTAGCTTGATAGAACCACCAAAAGGTTGCAAGCGCTCATCAGAGATATCTTTTGCTTGGTGTAAGTAACCGGGAAACCATTTAATTTGATATCTGATATCGTAAACAAGATTTGGATATAGTTTTCCACAAGAATAGGAGGAAATCACTTCCTCTTTATTTTCAACGATATTTTTAATCGCTTTCAGGTCCTCAATGTTACCTTCAAGGGGGCTTAAGTCTCGCTTCTTAATCATTTCTTCAATGGCGTAGACTCCTTCCTCTCCAAACATTGATAGTACGTTAAGGAAAGCTTTGTCGCCAAAACCTTTAGCACCGGGAATCTTATCGCTGCTATCGCCAACAAGTGCTTTGTAGACTGGGATTAGTTTTACATCAAAGGGTCCGTAGGGATTCTCGTCTAGAAGTTCTCCGTTAAGCCACAATGAAACCTCATCACTAAGTAATACCGACAAATCGCCATCACTTGTCCAAATCACCTTTTCACCTTGTAGATTTTCTACAAGGTAGGCTATCATATCGTCCGCTTCCGTGTTTGGACGGTTGACTGTAGTTCCCCCAAGCTTGAAAATCGCAAACTTTAATTCATCAACTAATTTTCTGTACTCTTTAAAGTACTCTTCAGGGCGGTTGTCAGAACGACCAGCTTTATAAGTAGGAATGAATCGCTTACGAAAGGCTAACGTGTTACCTGTTTCTTCCACAAGAATGGTATCTTTTGGTTGAATACCTAGTTTTAACCAAGCGGATACAAGCGAATTGATGGCATTTTCGTATCCGTGCTTGTAGGAATTAACGTAAACCGTACGCCCTGTGGGCATAGTAACTTCATAACCAAATTCTTCGTCTTTACCTGCAAACAAGCAGGTCCAAGAGATACTTGGTAAATCAACAATCAGTCGCTTCATAATCACATTCCCCCAAATCGTTGCCTCTTCTCTAAAGCCTCTTGACAATAAACACATCTCACCTTGCCTAACTCAAGGCGAGCTAACGGTATCTCGTCTCCACAGTCAATACATTCCGTCTCTTGCCAAGTTCCATCTTCGTTTTTAACTTGTTCAGGTTTATTTCTTTCACGAACCTGAGCTATAAAAAGCTCGGTACTAGCCAACTCATTTTCACTGGCTTGGTCTAAAAAATCTGCGTGCTTACTACTCATTTTTGTATTTTCTGTGTAATTTGATTACTTCAACCTCTAAGTCAGCTAGAGTTCTATTGTTGTGAATTGTGTGAGAAATCAAGTGTCTTGAAAGCCCTTGTTCAGAACTGTGGGTGTCTTTATCGTTTACACCTTCTCGAACAATTTCAATGATTTTTCCACCTAAAGCTAAAATAGCTTCCGCCTCTGCATCAAATCGAACATCGGTAACAGAGATATTCCCAAACCCTTGCTCCTTTAATTCGTTATAAGTGCTTACCCAACGCTTGCACCAAAAATCCTCTCCCCAAAACGACTTAGTGCATTCCGTCCCCTCTTTTTGCAAGATTTCCCTAACCGTCAACCCCCACTCAGGTACAAAACGTTTCTTTCCTTCTTGCGTATAAACGTCGTTGTGAGACAAGTTAAATTTAAAAATGCAACTCTCTTTTAAAGGATCGGCAAAAGCTGTTTTTACATACTTAAATTGCCTAAGAAAACTTTCAGCGGTATCCTTACCACTCCCAGCTTTCCCTGAAAAACCCAATAACATAATTATTCTCCTTTCTTTTACTAGGGCAAACAAACGCATTTAACCTCGACATCACACCTAATTTATTGTGTAGATGAACTTTAGGTCCTAGGTTGTTTGTGAAATAGACGATCTGTGCATTCATCTTATCTAAACTTAAGTCGGTAAAATCTACGTTATCCAGTAGAGCTTGACCAAGTCTTTCAGCTCTCAATAACTTACTCATCACTTGCCAGTCGAATACAGGCTTATCGTCTTCCTCTTGAAACCTTTCTGGCGTGTACTTCAACAAGTCGTCAAGTAATTTTTTAGGTGTTACATTTAGTACAGTATCAGCAACTCGTTGAAGTGTTTTATCTCCAGTCAATAATCCTCGCTCGCAAGCTTGGTGGATTGCGTAGGCGGTTGGGTTTGCTGAATAATGATTACGACGACGACAAGTTAGAAACTCTTTCCAATTAAAATTCTCAAGCATGGTTAGTTTTATTTCTCCTTGCTCTGTAAGCTTATAAATCTTGTTGCCTTTAAGCTTGTAATAGATTCCTCCAACGTCAAATAAAATATCTTCTTCATTTATTTGGTAGTTAGAGGCAAGACTGTATAAGCAGGCAAGTAGGATTTCTGTATACATCAGAGGATCAGAGTTAGGTAACGACTTTAAAATAGAAACATCACTGCCAAATCGGTTTGACAAAGCCTTATCAGGTCTAGCCGAAGCTCTCAAGTTTTTTTGGTAGGCGATAAAACGTTCAAATCTCACCGCTTTATCGCTGTTAGATCGAAATACATTCGCCCTTCCATGATCTCCTTGCCAAACTAACTTCTTTGCAGTGCTTCTAGGGCGCAAAACCAAGTCTAAGTTCCAATCGTTCCAATTCTCGCCGAGTAAAGCAGGTTTAGGGATTGGTTTAGTATCTTTACTTTTCTCGCCCATTAATTCTTTACCATCGTGAGTAATAAAGTAGCGCATGAAATCCCAAGCCAAACCCTTGATGTACATCTCTTTTACTTTATTCACGAGATGCCTCACTAAACACTGCAGACTTTAAAGCTTCCATCTCTTTTGCTTTGTCTCGAACCAAAGCTCCTTCGGTATTAAACTCGCTACCGTAGCGAACCTCTAACTTAGCCTTGTTACCCTCAATGACTTGCTCGATATCAATGTTTAATTGGTAAAGCATCAAGGTAAGGAAAAATAGCAAATCCCCTGCTTCTTCCACCAAATTCACAAGGTCAAGTTCTTTGCCATAGAACAAGTGAGCTTTGATTTGGTCTGTAATTTCCCCTGCCTCACTTGATAAACCCATGGCTGCATGAATAAGATGGTGGTTAGCTTGTCGCATTTTAGGACTTGCCAAACGGTTTACAATTTCAGGGTATTCAGTTAAATGCTTACTCATAATCAATTTCTCCTGTAACTAAAATCTTGAATGGGGCTTCATCATTAAAAGGTAGCGTCATTCTCGTAGCTGAATCCAAAAAATAACCTAAGTCAAAAAGCCAATCTGGAAACCAATTTCTAACAACAACGTTTGGTCCTTCGCTATCTAAATCCCCTAAGTAAACAGGGCAAAACCCAAACATAATTCCTTTATGGGTTAGCCCTTGTTCTTTCATTTCTTCCTTGGTCATCCACTTAAAAATTGCCATGTTTTCCTACAAAAAAATGACCTTAAAGGTCTTGAGTTGTTAAGGGGCTTGTAAGCCCCTTTTATTAAGTAGTTTGGTTCTATTTGTTCTTTAACGCTTGCTCAAATGCTTCTTGGTACTCTGCGGATAGGTGCGTAAGGTTCTTCAAGCACCAATCCAAGTAGTCAGGGTAATCCTTTGCTACATCAGCAATCTTTCTACCTGAGTGCTTACCAAATTTAATGGTTGTGGGTAAAGGACCTTTCTTTTGAGCCTCAATACACAGCTCATCAAGTGTTTTACCTGTATCTTGAGATAATCGGCGCATAAAATTAAGCAAAGTTTCTACATCGCCATCTGCGCTATGTGCATCTCGAATATCAAACGGCAAATCTAAAATAACTCGCAAAACCTGTAGCTTATGACTCTCTGCGTCAGGGTAAAACTGTCTTGCTAACTTCAAGCTGTCGACCAACACGTAATCACAAAAGATATAATCCTTTAACCACTTTTCATCAAACTTGGCATTGTGAGCAATGAAGGCAAATTCCGATTCACCTCCACCCCATGGGTTGTTGTCAAGACTTAAAAAATACTCTGCTAAGGTAGGAGCATTTATTACGTCTGACGCTTTTATTCCATGAGTGGCTGTAGCTCCTGCTGAGATTGGGGCTTCTGGGTTGATGATGGAGTGGTAAGTTTTAATCGTATTTAACTCGTCATCAACCTCAAAAGCGCAAAACTCAACTACGCCTGAACCCCCGTCAGGAACATGTAAACCCACGGTTTCAACGTCAAGAATAAAATACCTCACTACTTGCGTCCCCCGTAGAAACGAAACTTAACAGGCAAGAAAGGATCTAATTCCCACCAATGTTCTTCCCTTTTAGGGTTTAACGTTTTTTTTGTCTCGTTAAGTTCTTGCAGATACTTTTCAGCTAACTTGCTGTAAATAGATTTAATATCATCAAGACTGTCATTAGTGACGCTTTCTTCTTCAACTCCTTCCTCGTCTTCATCTAGTTCATCAACATCATTTAAGTCATCTTCTTTCAAAAGAAAACCGAAAGAACTTAAATCAAGGTCTGTGTTGTCAAATAAAAAGTTATAAATAAAGATGTTTTTCTGATAATCATTGTTAAAGCTTAGATTTTCAATCACAGAACAAAGAAGCAGTGTGGAATCTAACTCTTTCTCACTTTTAACCATATCAACCCTCAAAAATAGATGGAGGGCTTTTACACCCCCCGTGTTATTACTTAACTAAATCAAACTTGATTGCAGCAAATTTGTTGCCGTTAAATTCTCGTTTATCAATCTTCAAGTTCAAGAAAGGTTTGATTTCTGCGCCAAGGCGACCCATCTTGACACTTGTTTGAAGCAAGAATTTGTTCCACTCACGAACAGAGCTAGGTGATAATTGAACTTGAACTAGCTCTCGCTCGTCCTCTGGTATTTCACCTAAAAGTTGGGAGCGTGTAGGCATTACCCACAAGTCAATGTACTTCTTGCTTTCCGCTCGATGGAAACCTGCTTCTTTTAAATCAGAAATGTAAGAAGCAATGGTTACATCAGGCTCACCTGAAATCGTTTGACCATCATAAGAGTAACGTAGCAACTGCTTGGCTTCTTCACCCTCCACACCCGGAGTGATAACCACTCGCTCGTTGAATGAAACTAACTCAACGTCAAGTTCATCGCCATACTCCTTATTATCCGCCGAGAATCCACCACGGTCGGCTACGATTTTAGGCATCGTACCTTGTCCAATATCTTCAACTGTTTCAAGGTCTATGGCGTGGTGTTGAGCCTTAAATGCAGATAAGGTTTTACCCCCTACGGTAGATAACGCTTTTGTTTTCGTTGAGACCAAAGCTGCTTGGGCTGTTTCCGTTTCAGGTTGAGATTCAACATGAATCTCATCAACTGCTTCAATTTCTTCATATACAGGGGCTTCATTTACTTTAGTAAGCTTATTCATAACTTATCTCCAAAATTAAAATAAAAAACAACTTCTAAATTAAAGCAACACTTAAAAGTTTAATTGTCAAATTGACTTGAAAAGAAAATTAAACGGGAAATTCCCGTTGATTTGTCGATAAAAGTTAAAACGATGTATTGTATTATTACCTCCTAAATAGTTTATGTCAAGTGTTTTTCAAAAATTCACATGCCTGAAAAATCAAACGTATCAATCTGAAACTCTTCGTACAACATTTGCAAATCTAACCTCACTATATACTTTGAAGAACCTAAATTAGAAGCAGATCCCCCTCTAATTCTGGTCTCATGCTCTAACATCGCTGTAATAAAAGAACTTTCAGAATCAAACAAAAGCTCACCTCCTTGCGCTCTGCGATACTTAGCATATTTATCCCAACAACTCCTTAACTCAAGATCGACACACTCTTTACCTGTTGCTTCATCAATACAATAAATGTAGTCTTCATATTCTTCTAAAGAGATAACTATATCTTTGCTTTTTGAAAGGTAAGCTAAGGTTTCAATAACTTTTGTTGCCTCCGACTTATTGATAGGTATAGACGTCTCAATGTTGTCTAATATTTCGTTGATGTAAGACTGAAACTTAGGTGAATACCAACCTCCAAACACTGTCTCTAACACTTTCATGCCAAACTCAAGTCCGGTAAGAATCACGGCGTTATTGTAGATTGGACGCTCAGATGCCAAGCCTTCACATCTCTCTGATAACTCAACAATGTACTTATTAACGGTATCCGCAAAGTCTTCGTGAGGAGTTGATATCGCCGCTTTAACACAAAGGAGTCCCCACATACCTAAGAATCCCTCGTTAAGCCCCTGTTTTACTCTATAAAACCTTGATCTCTCCGCGAAAGTTAATTTTCTATTCTTCGCCCCACCTACATTAGTGTTGACCAAGATGGTTCGATCTATGATGGCGGTTTGATCTTCAATCTGCTCACCAATAAATACAAGCGGTGCGGAGTTCTTGTTTTTGTCGACAAACAAGGTTGAACTTCCACTTCCCGATCTAATGTTCCCTCTTGCTCCCTCGTTACCTGTGTAGTTATTTCGTGCTACTTGAAGGAACTCGTTGGTTCGTTTAGGACCTAACTCCCTTGCCTTGTACTCATCAAAAATCACAGGAACACTTGCCGAACCCTCTAAGTAACAGCGTAGCGCAAAGCTAGTTGTTGATCCTGCACTCAAAATAGGAATCGTATTGGTGTAAGTGTGCAACTGGGAAACAATGCTTGCAACTTCCGTTTTACCTGAACCTGCCTGACCATAAATCTGCATTGAAGGAAATTTCCTGAAGTGGTATCTAAAAATTTGATTTAGAAAACACGCTAAGAAATAACCCAACACTCTCGCCATAATTTCTTTTGGAAACAAATCAAAGAAATCATCATAGAATTTGCGGATTCGCTCGGTATCCTCAAGTTCTTTGGCTTTTAGAAGATTAACTCTAAATTCTCCTTCAGGATTCCACATACCTTGGAATTTAAAGTTATAATCTTTGTTCTTAGGTATAACGCCGTTTTTTCCTGCACTTACATACATGGTAAGCAGGGAGTACCCTGATTCGCTGTTTTTATCAGGTACTTCAACCACATCTAAGCCCTCTCTTGGCAAGGAAATAACTACATTTCCTCCTAAAATAGACTTTCTTCTAAATATATCTAACATCGCTCTAGCCTCTGAATCTGTGCAATCTACCCCTGCGGAGTACTTAGCACCTAACGTTTGATGTAGCATGTTTGATGTATTAAAGGCATTATCCTGAATCGTTCCAATGCCTTTAAATTCGCCATCAACGTAGGCTTCAAATTCAAAACCTTGAGATTCAAATTGCCTAGTACCCTCGTTAATACTCTCAACTTTCGTTATATTCTCAATCCCCACGCAAGAAATACGTGTAACTTTCCACCGCTCTTCCTTGTTGTCAAACTTCTCTCTGAAGATTCCTGACTTGTTAAAAAACACACCTTTGGTTGTTTCTTCATCAAGTCCTAAATCTTCATCTTTGCCCTCCAAGCTTGCGCCCTCTGGGACTTCAACCTCCGGTTCCAAGTCTGTGGCTAACGTTTTGTCATCTAACAAAGAAATCAAACCTCCAGCACTAAACTCATAACAAGGATTGTCTAGCATGTAGTGGTACATGCGACTTAATTCCCTGTAGCGTTTACTCTCCGTGTTATATCTGTGTCCGTCGGATTGATGATTGGCAACAAGGTTTTTGCAAGCCTCAAGTAGTTCTTGTTCAGTTTTGCCAAAAGCAACAGCGGTAATCGCTAATTGTGTGGCTATCATCTGGAAGCCAACGTCTTTTATCAAGTTCTCGCCGTTAGCAATAGACAAGAATGTTGGAGGAAACTCATTGTTGAATCTTGCAATAAGTTCCTCGTCGACTTTACTGCGATTACGGTTACGGTTACGGTTTACCTTTTCAGAACATGTAGTAAATAACGTTCCAAGCGAAGAATTGAATTCAGGGGTTGTTGGTTCAATCATGCCTCTGGATGTTGACGTTATGTCATCATAAAGCTCAGGCGTCATTATCCTTGCTTCTGAAGCTGTTATTGGAACTTTAAACTTGCCGTTCGTTCGCTTTACATTTGACACCCTAAACATGCGTCCACGTCTTGAGGAATACACTCGCATGTCCATTGTATCCACCGCTAAATCCCACGCCATTTCCTTATAAATAGCAGGTAGGTTTTTAAAGCCTCGACCTGTTACTTTTGGAATGAAAACTTCCATTGGAATAGTTACGTGAAAACCTCGACCCCCTGTAGCATACAGGCTACATTGCTCTAAGCTAACCCCTCGTTCCTCAAGGGATTTTAGGAATTTTTTAAAGGGAGGAATCACATAAGCGATATCTTCAGAATCAAAGTCAAAATACAATGGTCCTCGATAACTAACTTGACTTAATTCCTCTCGTGTCATTCCCTCGCTAACCTCTTGATTCAATTCAAGGGCGGTGATAAAAGGCGGTTGTAGTTTTAGTACTTCCGCCTTGTATTTAACCTCTGAAACTTTCCACTCTGATTCAGGGGTTGACTGATAATAAAAAATCCAAGCCACGTTCAACCCCTAACTTCAAGGAAATTGATCGTGGCTTTACTTGTTCTTTCAAACATAGCAATTTCTCCACAATTGATTTAATTCTACCTCCAAAATTTTAAATGTCAACTGGAAGTAAAAATTTTTATTTACCAAACAAGGCGTCTTTCAAGTCCTCCGCATTTCTAATAACCTTGTTAACAAGCGTATCGTTGTTGATTAGGTTTTCAGTTTGTCGAACTTGAAGCGTATTTAACGCTACCGCAATTCTCACGTTCACCCCTTGCTTTTGACCCGTCCTATGCAACCTTGCCACCGATTGATGAAAAAGTGTCAAAGTCGGAACCTCCAAAAACAAGATGTTTCGGCAAACGTCTTGCAAGCCGTTAACGCCAACACCAATACTTGATGGTTGACCAATCAAGATTTTACATTCAGGATCGTCAATAAACGTTTGAATGTTTTTGTTGTTGACAGCCACAGAGTTATCGCCGAAAGCGGTTACTACGTTGTGCCTTTGCAGGTGTCGCTCAAGGCTTCGATTGGTTAAGCGATAATTAGAGAATATCACTAATTTTTCATCTCCAATTTCACTCAAGACTTGATCCAACAACTCATAGCAAGTTGATTTTGCATTTTCTTTTCCGCTAAAATAATCATAATTACAAATAATTTGACCAAGTTTATGGTATAACGCGCTTGCCGTTGTAGCATCAATCTTGCCTCCGTCCTCCAACACCAACATTTCTTCCAACGCTAGTTTTGTATACAAGGTGTAGTGTTGCTTATTCAACTCATAATAAAGTGGTGTATATGTTACCTCGGGTAACTCGTGAAGTACGTCCTGCTTTAAAATGCGAACGGAATTGATTTGCAACGCCTCGTTGAGTTCCTCAAGGTTTCGCCAACTAACAACGTTACCAAAGAAATCCCTTGAGCCTTCATATCTTCCGCAAAATACGCTGTAGTTTCGATAAAGCCCCGGTGCTGTAAACGTCATGTAAGCATAACCGTCCGTGGGCTTTGAAAGCGGTGTTCCTGTTAACAACATGGTTGATTTTCCAAGTGCAAATTCTCGAAAATAACGGTAGTTTTGACTTGAAATATTCTTGATAGCAGCCGCTTCATCAAAAATCACCGCCGTTTTATCTCCAAACACTTTATCAAATCGCTCAAAATCCGCTTTGAAAATCTGAATACCAACCAGTGTAATTAATGTACTGCCTAGGTTAATCTTTTTACGTTGTGTGGGTGTGCCTCGATATATCGTAACCTTGCCTTTCAAGTCTGGGTACGTTTCAAAGGTTTTATACCACCCGTCAATTAAGACGGGAGGCATAATCACCACCAATTTGTCCACAGCCCCTACTGCTAACTTGTAGAGAAAGGAGGCAATGGAAGTTGCGGTTTTACCTGCGCCAACGTCCAAGTAATACCCTGCGTGGGGTAGCAAGGCAAGTTTGTTTACGGTGTCCTCTTGGAACTTGTATAACTCAAATGGTAGTTGGAAATTTTCTTTTACAACCTCATAAGGCGTTGGACTCACAACGGTTTCAACGGTAGTCTGGTTCGCCATATAGTTTTTATAATGATTGTCAAAATTAACTAGCATCTTGTAGTTCTCAAGTGCTACACTTGTAACCTCTTGATTCATAGCAAACCCTTACTTGTTTTTATTTTTTAAAATCTTAGCTAATACATTTTTATCTTGAATTAAGCTCTCAACGTGTTCTTCTACATCGCCAAAGGTGTCGTAAGTTACTTCGTCGCCTTTCAAATGTAAAAAGGCAATGTCAGTTGGGGTTTTTCCTGTTTCTGAATCAAACCACATACCCAATCGATCATCATACTCTAGGTCTCTGAAACCATAAGAAATTTCCATAAACTGATCAAACCAATCGTCCATGATTGGCAATAAAGGGGCGGTTTGGACCTTAAAGAATTCACATATTTGGTGCAACTCGCCGATAAAGTAGGAGGAATGAATTTCAGGGTTTTTTAGCAGAATTTCTTTTGCATACCCTAATACCTTGTTTGAACCCTCTCCTGATTGATCACGAATTACCCAAGAACCTTGTTTGAAATATACTTTAACTAACATAAATACTCCTATTGCTCAAATAAATTAATAATTAAAAATTGCTTAAATAAGTTTAAACTTCCATTCTACATTAGATACCAATCTGTACGCCCTAAAAACGCCATCATATCTCCAAAACTGGATTCAAAGCTTTCCGCTAATTTCCATTTTGGCGTTTCCTCAAGTACCTCGCAAAACTCTTGAAATTCATTATCATAAAAACTACGAATGTCTTCAATCGTCCAACAAATTTCATCAATCGTGTCAGAACTACGTTCTGAGGGCATGTCTCTTGTTGCTGGGTAATATGTATAATCCCCAACCTCGTCCATATCAAAAGGCATCAACATGACCTCCTCAATCAGGCATTCATATTCACCTATCATTTTCTCTGCATTTTCGATTGTAATGTTCATTTCATTCTCCAAAAATAAAGGAGCTAAATAGCTCCTTTACTTAATCACATTCTGTTCTCTCTGATTCTTTTAATCTTCGATATTCTGATTCGCAAAAAATACCGCATTGAACCTCATCTTCCTCTTTGTATCTTCCCGATCCTTCAGGCAACTCATCTAAGAAAATGTATTATCCCTTCACCTTTAAAAATTTAGCGTTTATGTTTCTAGACAACTTAGCCATATGGTCAAATACTTCTGGGAAATCTTTTCTTATCTTGTTCCAATACCCAGCACCTCCCTTGATAAAACCAATGCAGTTATTGTTTTTGTATCCAAGCTTGTACATAACAGGTAATTCAATGCCTGCTTTTTCAAGTATCCCTAAGCAATCCGCATGAGTTAATTTACGGGAGATCAAAATATCAAGAGTTTTCAACCAGTTATTGTTGTCTTGAAGTCTTTCAAGTCGGTGCTCCTCGTCCACCGTAAATCCAAAGACGTGAATATCATTTGGTGATTGAAAACGTTCTCTAACCTCTTTCTTTAAAAGTAGTGTGCAAGGTGCCCCTCTATGTGAACCTATATATCGTCGTTTCTCAAACACTTTATAAATACTTCCATCGTATTTCTCATTAATCGTATTAATGATTTCTTGACCAAACCAACGTTCACAATCCTTGGCAAACCTATCATTGTCTGGGTGTTCTTCCTTGACAATATTTCTAACTACAACAACTTCATAATTTTCATCATCTTTAAATTGATTAATTGTTAACTTTGTGGCTACAGCGGAAGCCGCTCCGCAAGAAAACCAACAAACAATCCTTACTTTACTCATAAAATATTACCTCTTAAATAAAAACTGTCAACTTTATTTTAAATAAAGCACATAAAGTTAGCGTTTGTCAAGCTGTTCAAGCCTTTCTTTCGCTCTCCTGATTTTTTCTCGCTCATTTTCAGCGACGTAACTAGCAAGTGTGATTGAAAACCACGAAATAAAAATCCACAGCTCAACCCCAACCACCATTAGATTAATTATTGTCAACTTAGCTCCAAGTGATTTGTCGATTAATGAGATAAAAAAACTAAAAAAGGCAATAAAAATATGAACGCTACATAGAAAGGCAACACCATACCTAAGCCTTGCCTTCCAAAGTTCCTTTCTCGCCTCCTTAGCTCTATCGTCCAAGTTTGCGTCAGGAAAAATACTCATCTTTCATTTCCTCCAAAATTTCAATTAAGTTTGGTCCAAGCGTACACCCAAAAACAATAGCTAACTCTTCATACTCTTTTGCAAGCTCTTTTATTTTGGCTTCGTCGGTTTCTTTGTCCATGTCATCGTGCACTAAATAATAAAGGCGATCCCAAATTTTTTCTGTACACATGGGCATGTACCTGCCCGGCTTAAGAATCGCTACTTGAAAATCAAACTCAGGTACAAATTTGTCTCCAAACTCGTCCGTACCTCTCACCGCCCCAAACTTCGCTTTGATTGCCGATCTAGCCTCTCTTACAGTCTCGTACTGTCCATGAGCATACAACGCCCAATCGTTTCTAGTCCAACAACAACCCTCAATACATAAACCCGTCCCCGTCAAGTTTTCGTGGGGCAAGGTTGTGATTTCGATTCTATCGGCATCAATGTTTTGAGGCGTGTCTTTATTTGGTCCTATGTATTTAAATTCATAAACATAGAACGTACCTTGATCATCAAGTTTAATTCTGTTTTTCATTTCGTTTTCCTTTAAGTTTAAGGTTTGGGTGCAAGGAGTTTAGTTAATAAGTAAACCCCTTGCCAAAGCTCATTCACTTACTCAATCTCAACACGCTTAAGCATTGCCTTTGCGTGCTTAACTGCTTTTCGTCTGCAAGTGTAAAGTAAGCCGTTTTTAAGATAGTGATTATCTATATCTTCATCTAATCCACAAAAATGCACGGTATAAAGTTCGGGAGTAGTTAAATCAGGTACGTAATAAAGACGACTTTTTGGGTTATACTCGCAAATATCAAGCTCTACACCATTGCAACTGTATTTTGGGTAGAAGTCCTCTTTGACTCGATAACCGTTAACGGCCTCGTCTAGGTTTTCTGTCAAAATACCCAAAACAGAATATAAGTCTACCCAACTGCCATCATCACATTCCGCTTGAACTGTCTTGCCATCAAGCTGGGAATTAATTAATTCTCGCCACGTATATGTTCTAGACTTCTTGTTAGCCTCTAATTCGAAATCAAATTTATCCATTTTCATTCACCCAAACTAAATTTCCAAGCCATCTAAATATGCAAACGCTTCTTCTTTTGAATCGAATTCAGCAATCACACCACTGAATCTTCGTTGAAACGTTGAAGTATCAGCATTAATAAATTGTGGGTTTTCTGTGACGACTTTAAATGTACCTCTGTCGTTCAACAAATAAACAGTTTTACCGTTTATTTGGTAATCGGTAATTTCTTGATCAATCTCATTTTCTAAGAAATTTTCCGCCACTTTAATAATCGTTTCAATATCAAACTTTTCATAATCGCTATAATTTATATCTTCCCCACAGTCTCTTGTAGTGATCCAACAACCAAGATCACTTCTAAATTCACCATCTACGGTTTGAACATAAAAAGTTTCTCGTTTATTCTTAGCTTCCGCTGTTACTTCAACAGTTGTATCGTCGAAATCCGTAAAATCTACGTTAATGATTTTCATGGTATCAGCGAAAGCTTCATCAAGCGTCCTATTCACGTTGGCGGCGTAGTCTTCCAAGTCAACACAACCTGCCTTATCAATAGCCTCGTAAACCGCTTCTTCGCCGTGTTCTCGCACCAAGTTATGGATACGCTCTTTAAGCAATTGCTGTTCAGCGACAAGGTTACTCCACCAGTCAAAAGTCTCTTGATCGCAAACATAAGCATCACGATCTTCGTCCCATGTAAACTGACCATTGATCAATGCGTTTGTGTTGCCAATTAAGTCCTCGATATAGTCAACCCCAGTTTTAGGGTCAATAATTGAGAGAGTCTTAACTTCATAGGTTTCTTTAATAATGATTTTCATTTTCTAATCCTCTAAAATAATTAAATAAATTAATTCAAGCTTGCAAGCTTGTTGATGTTTGAAATTTTTTTGCCGTTAAACACAATGACAGCGGAGGGAAATGGAGCGGCGTTTTGATGTCCGCCAAACTTCAATCTTCCTTTCACAAAATAGATATCGCCGTGCATTGCGTAGTCATGCCACCAAACCGTATCCGTCCTTGCAGGGACTAAACAAACAATCGTTAACCCCTGCAAGCTTGTTTCATAGGCTTTTTTAAGCCACTTTGAAATTTGTCTTCCGTACGGTGGGTTTAACCAAATTACGTCCTCTTTGTTTTTCGCCCAATCTTGTGCTAATCCGTCCATTTCAGGCGTAAAATAGCGTTCACACTTGGCGTTATCAGGCAATGCGCAAACGTCTAGTGTGAAATTAAATTGCTGATGTAATTGGTTAAAAAAATCTTGCGGTGTTTCCCACCGATCGGTTTTGCTTGAAAAATGTACGTTCATAAATTACCTTTCAAGTGTGAGAATTTGAGTAAGTAGGTTGAAATTAAAATCAAGGTTTCTTCTGATGTGTCCATTTAAAATAAATACCTCCATGTCTCCTCCTCTTCGCAAGAAACAATAAGTAATTAAATAAATAAACTCAAATAAGTTAAAACCGCTTGCTATTTCCTCCTATGGTTTCAAGTTGATGTAAGTCCAAGGATTGTCCTTAGGGTTGAATCGTTGTATTGGTTTTTGTTTGGGTTTAGGTAGCTTTACGGGTTTTTGTTTTGGTTGCGCTTTAGCCTTTTCCTTTCGATCATCAAACTTATACCCACGTTTAATATCAAGTCGTTTAACTCGATCGTAGATATCGCCAATGGTTCGCCCAAGCTCCATCGCCATGTCATCTATGTCTTTATAAGGGTCTGGGTAATTAATAGCTAAATACTCGTCCTCGTCCTTAGTCCAACCCCCAGTAAAGCGTAAATCTAGGGTTATCAAGTGGTTATCCTGCCAAGCGGTTAGCAAATCCAAAACCTCTTGGTAACCCAAACCACTTGCGCCCACCAAGTCATCAAACGTTTGGAACTGAGATCGCAACCTAACCTTCCTAACTCGCTTTAATATCTTATTCACGCTAAAATCCTCGATTGATTTGCCCTAGTGTCGGCCACTCTGCCAAGCCTCTTGGTGTGGGCGTATCAATAAAGTACATAACTCGTTCTTTAATCTGCCCATAACTTTGAGGTTTATATTTGCCATTGCCAAAATAAAATTGCTTATATAGTCGATATTCCTTAGCACTAATTTTCATTTTCAAGATCCATATGTAATTGTTTCAAAAGCTCTCAATAAATCGCTACCCCCACCGCTCAACCTATCCATGGCATTTAGTAACTCGCTGTACTCGTAAGTAATGCGCTCCAACCTCATTTCCAAATATCCTGCCTCTTTCTGCGTTTCTGTCAAAATGTTTTCAATTTTTTTGATGTCTGGATTAACGCTTTGGATTTCAGCAACAGCATCGGTTAGGTTTTCAAGGATTTGCGTGATTTGATCTAATCCAAAATCTCGATCTTTACTCTCCGCAATCCTACATAAATTAAGTGTTTCACTAACAAAATGTTCGGACTCCTGCAAGACCTCAACCCCTAGTTCCTCGTTTTCTATCAAGTTCTCAAGACGCTCGGTTGGCAATTGTCCATATAATTTGTAAAGTGTTTTATTGCTTTGTGTTGTACCTGTTAATGCATCAATATTCATTATACTTACCTTTTAATGTAAAATCGTCAATTTGTGGGCAAATAAATGCCCACAATCCATTATTTACCCAAACCATCAGTGTCAATTAAATCCGCTCTGCGGAAATAGTTCCAACCATAATTAACATATAAATGTTCATATTCGATTTGCGCCTTGCGATAATTAATATAAGAACAAACTTCGTAATAAGCTTCATCACCAAGCCTACGCTCAATAATATCCGCCAATAAATAATGAGGGTGTTCATAAGTTCCTAGGTGCAAGGTGTTGAGAATGAAATCAAGTTCTTGTTTAAAGTCTTCAAGGGTCTCGCTCTCTTTACCAAGCGTTAACTCCCAGTAATCAAAAACAACCTCTTGCTCATATTCACTTAGTTTCAAAAACTCAAAAATTAAGGGATCAAGGTCCTCTGTGTTTTCGTCTACAAATTCCTCAAACCAAGGGGAAGGTAGAAAATCTACAATTAAGTTTTCTGTGTCAAATTGATCCTTAATATAAGCCCTTAATTCAGCATAACTACCAATATTGCTTAAATTAACTCGCTTCAAGCCTTTAGGCGTTCTAATATCCATTATAAAGTCTTTCATAATTAACTCCTACAATACTCTAATATCCGATTTTCTTGCGTGCTTTAAAATAAAATCCAATACGTGTTCTTTGCCAAAAACACCCAATGCCCACGCATTTTCTTCACCACATATACCGTGATCAAATCCACAATTTTTAGGATCAATGATCCTAGAATAATCAGGGTTTTCGTAAACATATTCAAACATGCTGTATTCCTCATGCACTAACTCGCATTGCAAGTATCTTCCATTACCAAATTCAATAATAAAAAATCCTAAGTACTCGTCTACATCAGTGCAAACGAAATCTAAGTAATCAAGCCTTAATTTTGGGTATTTGTTCATTTCAAAGTTTCCTTTCTCAATGGGTTTGCAAGGGGTTTGCAAGGGGTTTGCAAGGGGTTATACCCCTTGCCTCTTACTTCACCCACTCAATCAAAAACTTTCGTGGTAACTCGCTACAATCGCCCTCAGGCAATACCTTTACACACTCCTTTGTAGAGTAGCTTATTTGGACGATTGGGGTTTCAAGGTAGGTGATCATTAACATCACCAACATTAACCCCAAGCCCAAAATACCCAGTAAGACTACAAGCCATTCAAGTTTTAATTTAAAAATCATTGGAATCCTCCAATGAAAACCCAAATTGCTTAACTCTTGCTTCCTTTTCGTCCTCAAGGGTTTGTAGACGGTCTATGATTAACGGAATCAACGCCTGTTTACACAACTCAAACGCATATTCACGCCCAATTAAGTTGTAACTGGTATCTAAATACCCCGATTCCCCATCTTCCAATCTATCATCGTAAATATAGTATTTATACACCTCACCATTAGCATACTCAGAATATTCCGCAACTTCATATTTTAATTGATCAACAATTGCCTGATAATTATCAGTTTCCGGATTCCAACGAGTATAAATAACACCAAGGTTACCTGAATCCCATTGGCAATTTGGATAATCTATATAGATAGTAATATTGGAATGTTCGTACATCGACAATGGCAACACAATAAAATTAGCCTCAATCCAATTGGTTAATGGTTGGAAATTCGCCAATTCTTCATCCTGCCAAGCTTCAAAATCTTGAGGATCGGGATCAGTTTCATAATCATAATCCTCACTTGAATAACGCTCACGAAGATCTTTGCCCAAATAAGCCCAAAATTCTTCAAGGTGTTCATGGTAGATTGTGCGCTCAACTTCTTCAGTCATTGATCGATATTTACCCGTTAATTGCAAGTCGCCAAGTGTGTATCTTCTATGCCCACACAACATCACTGATCCATAATCCATCATAGGGCGTGGGTTTTCGGGGAAATCCTCATAAATAACTTCAGCATCAAGTCCTAGTTTTTGAGCATATTTCACCAAAGAATCAAAATCCATTGTGTATAAATCAAGAGTGTTCATTAATAAATCCTTAAATAAATAAATTTGGGTTAGGCTTGATGTTGGTTTCATCAAGCCTTTGCAAGTGGGTTTGGGTTTGGGTTTGGGTTTGAATTAGTCGGCGTAGAATAAATGCCCGTCTTGATAAAATCTATCGTGCAACAAATCTTCACCTAATTTCTTAAAATCAATGTAGTACCAAAGAAAGTTTGAAATTGTTTCGTGATAATCAATTTCTTGTACGTAATTTTCTGCGTAATCTTCCACTGAATAGTAGTACCCTATGTAGTTATCAAGGGCGTGCTCTAAGGCATATTCCAAGTCAACGTTTGCTACCTCCATATAAGCTACTACGATCTCTTGTTCCCGTTCTTCAAGTTTTGCAAGTTCCCACAAGTGTTCATCTACGTAAACCTCGCTGATAGATCTTTCGGGAATACCTTCCCAATCTTGAAACATAAGCTCAGGATATTTTTCGTCGCTATGCAATTCCTTGCAAGCTTCTAAGAAATCATCAAGATCTAGGTAGTCCCCAAGGGTTAGCCATCTTCCTTCTGAAGTTCCGTTGTTGTATTTAGCGAAAGTAGATACATAAATTTGCATAATAATCACCTTTAAATAAATAAATGTCAATTTGAAATCAAATTAAGGTTGGAGTTGATCAAGTATGGAAGATAAACGTTCCTTCTTATCTTCCAGGGGATCAAAGTAATAACTAAATCCATATTGCTGCAAGCAAGCAGTTAAGCTATTCTTTATTTGCTTTGGTGCTAAACCGTAAATAGTTGTATTTATCTTGTCTTTCAAGAATCTTTCAGCCTTGGGCGTCAAAGCTTCGTACATAATAAAACCATCTTCGGTTAGTACAAGTCTAAAGTCCTTCATAGTTTTCCTTTTAGTTTAGGTTTAAGGGTTATGGCAAGCCAAGGGGCAAGCGTGCTTGGAAAGCTGTTATGCAAGCCAAGGGGCAAGCGTGCTGTAAGGTTGTTGTAAGTTTTATTACAGAATTAGAGTGATTTTCAAATTTAAAACCACTTTGCAAGTGGGTAATGTTGCTGCTAAATACCAGAATCAAACATCAACACAAAATCAAAATCAATTTTAAAGCCATTTTTAGGCTGTTTGGGCGGTTTTGATTGTGGTTGAGGTTAAGGTTTAGGCTCAGCCTCAAAATGCACTGTAGAGCCTATAAACGCTTTTAAGCGCACTTTGCAAGTGTTTAGCTGTTTCAAGTGGGGTTTTTCCTTTTTACAAGGTGTTTTTAACTTTGGATTATTCGGGAAATTGAGAAATACCCCCCCCCGGTAATTTAAAATCATTTTGCAAAAAAAAATTGAAAGATAAAAAACCATTTTCCACGACCCCCCTTTTTTTAAAAATATGGAATAATCCAAAGTACTAATAATATATATATAAATCTATATTAAATATTATTAGTATTGTTAAACCACTTGAAAAGGCTTGTATACAGCCTCTTGAGAGAGATCGAGCCAAAAATTAGTTTAAGTTTAAACCTTTTTTCGCTTTTTTCTCATGACATTGACTTAAAAAACCTTGAAAATCGTGTCATAATTTGTTACACAATTTAACACTTCGTTACTTGACAAAGGCTATAACTTAGTATCTAAAATCCTAAAATTTACAGTTTCAAGCCTAAAAAATAACTTGAAAAGCGTTTCTAATTTCTGCTAAAAGCTATTATTTACGTTTAATTGTTGCTAAAAGCTTTTATTTTCTCTTAACTCCGAAATTTAAGCTTTTAATATGTTGTTACCTAACTTAAGAAATTACTTTAAGTAGCATCAAACTTAAAGTAATTTCTTAAGATTGGTGCATAAGCTATTGATCCATGTTTTCCACCTTGCTTTTGATTGAATTTTGAATAAAACCCTAGTCAAAAGCGGTGATACCGGGTATGAACCATGTTTTAAATTGTGCTAAAGGTGTTAAACACTTGCTAAAGGTGCTAAATAATTGCTAGCTGCGCTAGATTCTTGCTAAAGGTGCTTAATGATTGCTTTAACCTTAATCTTAGCTTATGGTTTAGGCTTAGTCTTAGCTTATGGTTTATGCTTAGTCTTAGATTAACTTTAGTTTTAGCTTATGGTTTAGCTTAAACCTTAACTTTAGCCTTAAACCTAGTATTAACTTATGGTCTAGCTTATGGTTTAGGTTATGGTTTAGGTTATGGTTACTACCACATCACATAACCTTGCAAGCCTAAACACCCTTGCCTATATACCTATATACATAGTCGCAAAAAAAGCCCTAATTTAGGGCTTTAAAGGCGTTTAAACGCTAGATATAATACTAACCTAAGCCTATGATTAAGGCTTAGGTTAAGACTATATGTTAAAGCCTAGCTACAGCTAGGCTTTGGTTTTATCTATTACGATGAGCATCGAAGATCACTTGCTCTATTTCTTCAGCTAAGAGACTATCTAGATCTTCAATAGTTAGATAGTCTCTGCGAAAGTCAAAAGTTTTGCCTTTAAAATTATAAACCTCTCATGTCTTCACCTTAAATAAATAAATAAGTTTTTTCTAATCTAAAAACACTCATTGAATGTTTTTAGATTAGCCCCGTGCTTAACTGCACGGGGTTTAATTTTATTCTGCTAAGTCGCTTAAAGCGTTAAAACTTTGGATCAGTAAGTTAAAAGTCTTTAAGTCTCGATCATCAAGATCTTTTGCTTCAGCTTTAGCTAGATTTGACTTATAGAAAGCCAAAGCTAATTCATATAGAGACTTTTTAGGTTTCATTTCTTTCGGCATTTTCCATTCACGCAATAACTCTAGCCCTTTTAACAGCTTGTCTAGATCTTGCAAACTGCACTGTTCACCTTGCTTAACACCTGAATTTACAAGCGTAGGATACTTTTGCATTGTATCCTTATCGGTGTTTACGGATAAAAATCCCGTATGAAAAGCTAAGTAGTGTTTTAATTTATTAAGCATGTGATTGCTTAGTAAAGGCTGCTGCTTGCCATTGATGCGCCTTTCCGTCGTTGCAAGCTTTACAATCACGTTGTTAACGACTGAATTTGATCCTGTAAGCATGGCATGTTCGATCGCCATACTTAGGACGCTATGCAAGCTATTTTCGTAGCTTACAGTTTTATCGGAAAGATTGATGATGTTTTTTTCAATTGCTTGTTCAATTTTTTTGGCTTTAGTCAT